GAGCAGACATCGGTGGTCAGGCTAGTCTGACATTTGGCATATCCAATACCAATGCCGTAAAGATTGACAGCGGTGATGTCGCAGATGACGAGTATGCACGATTTACAGCAAACGGTCTGGAGAGTCGGTCAACCAGCGAGGTGTTGTCTGACATAGGCGCACAGGCATCACTTACCTTTGGCATATCAAATACCAACGCGGTCAAGATCGACAGCGCATCTGTTGCTGACGATGAATATGCGCGGTTTACTGCAAACGGCTTAGAGAGCAGAGCAACATCTGAGGTTCTTTCGGACATAGGCGCAATAACAGCTAGTTCCTCTGATACACTTACAAACAAAACGATAGATGCTTCCCAATTATCTGGCACAGTCGCCAACGCTAGATTGGACGCGCAACTTCAAGATGTGGCTGGCCTCGCTGTAACAGACGGCAACTTTATTGTGGGTGATGGCAGCAACTTTGTTGCAGAGTCCGGTGCTACTGCCAGAACAAGTCTGGGGCTTGGCACTGCAGCGGTGCTGGACACAGGTATATCGAATACGAATGTCCCAAAGTTTACGTCCGGTGTTGCAGACGATGATTTTCTACGAGTAAACGGAACAGATATCGAAGGTCGCTCTGCCTCTGAAGTTTTGTCTGACATAGCGGCCATGCCACTGGCTGGCGGCACGTTTACAGGCGATGTCACCTTCACTGGCGATGTTGTTGCGATTACTTCAACGGATGCCGGTACAAGTGCTGCACCTTCGTTACAGCTTTACCGCAATAGTTCATCCCCTGCCGATGACGATGACATTGGTCAAATACAATTTTTCGGACAAAATGATGCGGGAACTCCTGAAAAAATTGAGTATGGCCGTATAGATGTGAAAATTGAGGACGCTTCTGACGGAACAGAGGATGCCGCTCTTGACTTAGTTGCAATGCGTAGCGGTGCAGCCACTATTTATCAAAGGATGGCGTTCGGTCTAAGTCAGTTTTACAAGACAATTTATCTTGGCACTAACGTAGATATTACGTTTGAGGGTGATAATTATAACGACCACGAAACCACGCTGACCGTTGCTGACCCAACAGGTGATCGTACCATCACGTTTCCCGACGCCACCGGTACAGTAGCCCTGACCAACGGCAACGCAGTTCTTCTGAACACGACGACGGTCAGCAGTGGAGTGTCCAGCGTTGATTTTGGGTCGAGCCTAATTACTGATACTTACAACGATTATCTGCTAGTCGTATCGGGGGCAACAGTTTCGGCATTGACTAGACTGAGGATGCGATTAGGCACAAGCAACGCTCAAGACACAAGCACTATTTATGTAAGTCGTGTAGTGACGGAGGGTCGTGCTTTAGATCACACAGCGACCTCTACAGATGCTCCTTCTAGGTTTATAAACACAAATAATGCCGGACAATGGAACCTAACCGGAGACAGCACATACGAAACAAGCCCTTCTTCTACCGCACAATTCAACGCTGTAATTCGTCTATCAAATTTGCGTTCAACTGCTTTTCACAAAACATTTCAAATAGAATCCATGACACACATTGTTCAAGATCACAGCGGCGGCACAGATGATGGGCAAGACTATTATCAAACAGTAAGACTAGGAGGCGGCGTCTATAAAAGCACAACAGCCGTCAACTTTATCCGTTTTTATGAGCATGATTTTAGCACTCAGATAGATGGCGGCACTTTCAGTTTATACGGATTACCGGCATGAGCAAACGATACTTAGATGGCGTTCTGGTTGACGCGGCAAAGGGTGACACTGCTGATGTGCCTACAGACGCAGAAAAGCTAGATGATATACGTCAGAGCCGTTGGCCTTTGTTAGAAGAGGCCGACATTGAAATCTACAAACTGGAAGATGCTGGCGGCAACACGGCAGCTTGGCGCACTTACAGGCAGCAACTACGCGATGTAACCAAGCAATCTGATTTGAACAACATTAGCTGGCCTAGTAAACCATGAGCAAGTCAACGGTATTATCTGTGCAATCACAGCTAGACACTCACGAGGCAGTCTGCGCGGAGAGGTGGAAGGAAACCATTTTGCGCATTAAACGTATTGAACATATCATGATAGGTGCTGCTGGCACGATTATAGTGTTGTTGCTGGGCATCATAGTGAGTGGATGATTCATGTGTTCTTGCTTTTTGTATATTTAGGCGTTGGTAAGGATAAGAGCCTAGTTAGTAACGATATGTATTTTCGCAGTGTTGATGACTGCGTGTACTTTGCACAACGGTTGCACAGACAGGGAAACAACATCACTGCTTATTGTTTGCCGAAGCTGGTAGATGACAAGGTAAGGGTCTACTGATGCTTGCGGAACTTGCAGCAGCCAATGCGGCATTTGCCGTTATTAAACAATGCGTTAGCAACGGTAAAGAAATAGCTGCTGCTGGCAGTGCAATCGCACAATTTGTTGGCGCAAAAGAAAAGCTACAACAAAAAGCACAGAAAAAGGGCGGCGGTTCTGATCTTGAAGAGTTTATGGCTCTTGAGCAAATCCGGCAGCAGGAAGCAGAACTCAAACAATTTATGATTTATGCTGGTCGCCCAGGTTTGTGGAATGACTGGCAACGCTTTCAAGCAAAGGCTAGGGTAGCAAGACGGGAAGCAGAACAGGAGCGTACAAGAAAACGTAAGCACCATTTTGAGGTTGCTATCATTACGTTTCTTTTGATTGTATTTGCTTGCATATTGGCTTCTGTTGTTCTCATAATTTTGCATGTACAGGGGAGACTGTGATGGAAGTAACGATGGAGCGGTTCTTGGCGTGGAAGATTTTGCCGCGCTTTATGATGTTTACGATGACGTTTATGTATATCAGGGTTATCGAATGGTTCATTTCGCTGCCGCCTAATGCAATGACTTCACAGGCTACAGCACTAACAGCTACTGTGACCGGCGCAATGACCGGCGCTTTCGCTGTCTGGCTAGGGTCTGAGAAGTGAACACGGTCTGGGTGGTAATATTGGTTACTGCTGTTTCGCCGTTTAACTACAACGTCGCGCCATTGATTGATGCTGATACTTTAGAAGAGTGCCACCGGAAGGCGGTTTACATAGAGCATGATATCCAACGTAGCGACAACCAAGAGATGATTTGCATTAAGGTGGATTCTTCCAAATGATACAGGCATTGATACCAATTGTAGGCGACCTAGCGAGTGGCTGGCTCAAGGGCAAGGCAGATGAAAAGGCTGCGCAGTCTAGGGTCAAGGTAGCCAAGGCAGAGGCTGAAGCAGAGGTCATGAAAGTTGCCGCCACGCATGAAGCTGGCTGGGAAAAAATTATGGCTGAAGCCAGCAAAGATAGCTGGAAAGATGAGGCATGGACTATTTTATTTATAGTTATCATAGCCATGTGCTTCATCCCGCCGCTACAGCCCTATGTAGAACGTGGGTTTGCGGCACTAGAAACCACGCCAGATTGGTTTCAGTGGGCTATGTATGCTAGTATAGCTGCATCATTCGGTCTTAGAGGCATAAAGGGATTGAAAAAGTGATGGCAAAGAAACCTGGCTTATATGCAAATATCCACGCAAAACGTAAGCGCATTGCTGCTGGCTCTGGAGAAAAAATGCGCAAGGTTGGTAGCAAGGGTGCGCCTACTGCTAAAGCATTTAAACGATCTGCAAAAACTGCCAAGAAAAAGAAGAAATGAACAAAGATAAGCTACGTCAAGAGCTTGCAGAGGACGAGGGCTGCAAGTACGAAGTGTACCTCGATCACTTAGCACTACCCACGTTCGGTCTGGGCCATCTAATAGTGGAAGATGATCCAGAACACGGTCAGCCTGTTGGCACACCTGTCTCTGAGGAGCGTGTGCGTCAGGCATTTTCTCTTGATGTTGCTGTCACGATTGATGAGTGCAAAGTGCTGTATCCTGACTTTGATGATCTGCCAGAAGAGTGCCAACTTATTATTGCAAACATGATGTTTAATATGGGAAGGCCGCGTCTCTCCAAATTTAAGGGTATGAAGGCTGGTGTAGATGCTAGAGATTGGAACAGGGCGGCAGACGAGATGGTGGACAGCCGCTGGCACGATCAAGTCCCCAACAGGGCCAAGCGACTTGTCAAACGTATGAGGGCTTTGTCTGATGGCTAAGACGCCAGCATGGCAACGTAAGGCTGGCAAGAATCCCAAGGGTGGCTTGAACCGGAAGGGCAGAGCATCTGCCAAGCGGCAGGGCATGAACCTAAAGGCACCTGTGAGGAAGGGTGACAACCCACGCAGGGCCAGTTTTCTAGCGCGTATGGGTGGCATGAGGGGGCCGGAACGAGATGCGAAGGGCAAACCTACCAGGCTCCTGCTTAGTCTCAGGGCATGGGGTGCAAGCAGCAAAGCTGACGCAAAGAAGAAGGCTGCTGCTATCTCCAAAAGAAACAAAGCCAAAAAAGGTAAGTCAAAAAAATAAGGGGGCAAAACCCCCCTATTTATCCCCCCCATATTTCTCTGGGTGAAGACAGCCAAGGCATATATCCTCACCAGTGCCTAGCGTAACCCAGTTGTTTTCGAAGTAATCACATTGCTTGCCGCAGTATGCGCAGTTAAACAACATGGATCTTCTTGTAGATTTGTGAGTTTTTGCTTTTGTGGCTTTGCGGTTCTTCTGGGCCAAATTCACGCTCCTTCAACTCGTCAACAAGATGCTCTGCTTTTTCTAGCCAGCTTGTGAATTTTGGTGAAGGTACGCGCTGCGACACATGAATCATTGTGGAATGATCTCTGTTCAGAACATGCCCCATCCTGCAATACGATATGGTTGTATGATCTTCACAAAGGCGCACAAACAGTTGCCGTGCATCCACAAAGTATGCCTTACGGCGCTTGCCGCGTAACTCTGCCAAGCTAAACTTGGTCACTTGTTGCACAATTTCAACAATGTCCAGAGCCTCTAACTCGCGGCAGTATTTCTTCCATTCACTGCCGGACATCCTGTTGGCTTTTTGTCTGCCTGATATCACCCTCTCCGCCATTGGAATTATCTTTTGCACGTTCTTCCTCCGTTATCATTTCCATCGCTGCCTCGAAACAACGCTTCGTGAATAACAGCATTTCTCTGCTGTCCATTTTTTTGATGTGGAGGTTGCCATCAACGCTGACAGCAACCCCATCGTTTCTAGGTATCACTAGCAATGTTTGCTGGTTCATCCGTAATCCTTTCGATTTCGGCTCGTGTAATGTACCAACGCCCACCCAAACGCTTGCCCTTGATAATGCCCTTTTGGAGCATCCTGTTGACTATGTTGAGTTGAGCCTTGGTATCCTTGCCAAACAACACTAGAGCGGCCTCTCTGGGCCTTAGAAGCGCCTTAGAAGGGGATGTCTGGGTCATCGTCCTCTGCCTTTGGCTGTGGTGCCGCATATTTGGTGCTGATTGCGTTGCCGATTGGCTTCATAGCTGGCTGTGAAATGCCGTCAGAGATGCTGTCCTCACCTTCGTACTCAGTAACTCTTGAGATGCGAATAGAGATAGTGCCATCGTCGTTGGGGA